GAATCTATCGATCTTATCGAAGTAAGGAGCAGCGATTGGGTTCTCGCGTAAAAAGTCCTTACGTTCTAGCTCGTCAATACGCGGGTCAACATAGACCTGCTTATTTTGTGGAGCCTGAGAAGCGACTTTGGTGTCTTTTGAAGGGGCTACAAGGGTTTCGAGAGCTTGCTTAGCATCATCGTAAGAGAGGCTGTTTTCGGCTGCATATCGCGTGATCACCGCTTTATACATTCGAGCATCTTCACGCTGTGCCGAGACGACGTTATCGCCGACAAGACCATTGAGGTTCTTGAGGTACTTTTCAGCGTCATCTTGGTTAGCGAACTTTCTACCTGTAGCGCGTTCAATAAGCGCTAAATCTGCCTGCGATAGTGCGTCGGCAGACCCATTGCCGGAATCTGTGGATGCATCGACCATCGCATTCTCGTCGCCTGTTTCCCCAGAAACGTCGGCATTGAGGGTTTGCTGTGTGTCAGCCATATATGAAAAGAGTTGATTAAATGGGCATTCTTAGAGAATGGCCCGATTCCATGGGAGACTTAGATCTCCCACGGTGTCGGAACATACTCATCATCTAACAGCAACTGTTCATGTAATGAGCGGATGTTTAAGGCACTGGTATCAAACTCAACCTTTAAGAACTGATAGATGCGTTTTATTTCATCTAGCCTAGCGTTTCTGCCAGCCACGTCTTGAGGCGTTTCAAACGGATAACCGTCTGCCACCTCAAGATATCGTTCTTCAAAGTAACCGGCCAAGAGAGCCCAACCCTTAGATCCGAGCAAGTCCTTAATGACATTCGCTTTACGCGATTCATCCTGCAACTTGCCTTTAATATCTAACCTTTCTTCTTGATCGTATACTTTCATATTATGCCATGCCTTGAGCTATTCCTTGAGCTAGTCCTTGAGCGCTTTGTGATGGCTGAGGAGGCGGGCCTTGTGTCCCACCTTGCCCAGCCATTGCCATCATTTGCGCCATGCCAGGAACTTGAGGATTCGTTACGCCCGTCGGTCCGGTAGGAGCAGCGTCATTGAATAAGCGATCATCTGAAATGCCAGAGAGCTCAGCGAGCTTTCTAAAGGCTTCAGGAAGGTTCATATTAGCTCCTTGGATCTTTGAGGCAAGCGTCATCATCTGGGTAAGCACAGCGGCCTGTTGAGCGCGATTCTGTCCCGAGCCTTCGATGTCCACCGTTACGGCGAACTCACCGTCGAAGAGCGAAGGATCATCGACAAGCAAGAAACGAACCGAGTTAGCTTCTTCGCTGGTGAAAGGACGATAGCCGTTATAGGTATCCAACTGTTCCATCTCTTTAGCGGACATCGTGATAGGAATGGCTTTCTCATCACTGAAGTAGCGCTTGCAGAGAGGGATGACGTGATGGAGTACAAGGCCCTCAAGATACTGCTCAAGCGCGCCCATGTACTCATTTGATGTAACATTAGCATTCGCCTGAATGTTATTGATCTCTGTAGCTGTCGCCTTCTTGTTAATTGGCGTCATGGCTACACCAGCAAGGCGCTGAGCGCCTGAAAGGATGTAGTTATCTTCGCCGAATGAGGAACCTGCAATATCCGGCGTAGCGAGAGGAATGATATCCGTCGTAGGATTCTCAACTTCGATAGCACCACCTGGACGGGCAAAGAGCTGACGAGTGTCTACCTTTCCTTTCTTCGTGATGAACATCCTGTGCTGGACGATCATCTCGTTGTTTCGACGGTTGTTAATGACCTCGTTGTGCCAAATCTGGTAAGGAATCAAGCGTTCGCCCACACCTTCACCGTAATAACGCTTAGGAAGGATATTGAAACGACAGTCTTCGAATGGGCCATAGGCTCCGAACGGCGATGGACGGATCGAAAGGGTTTCAAAGTTATACTCGGTTGAGTCCGATGCAACAGCCTCGATAATGGCATCAATCGAGATAAGGCCATCAGCCTCGTCACCGGTAATCCAGCTCTTAGGGACTTTGCCGAAACGTCGATAGCGAGCCACGACAGGATTGGAGAACTTCTCCGTTTCACCTGATTGCATGACCTTTCCGGCGCCAGGGCCTGAGAAGCCACTCATTGAGTATTTCATCAAAGACGTAGAGTCATCCGTTGCCGTTGATACAATCGTACGTCCTTGGATAGAAGCTCTAACCTCCTCCGAATAGTTAGGGTTTCTGCGAATATCATCAGCGGTACAGACGTCGCGATAGATCACGGAAGCATTAGCCACAGCCCATTGAATGGATTCAGCTGTGGCCGGCATGAACAGATCCATGATGTCTAAGTTCGTGATACGTGGACGGTCCTGGACAACCTTCTTTGTCTTCTTCTTTGCAGCCTTTTCTTCAGGCAGACCAAGCAAAAGCTCTTCAGTAGGATCATTCTCAACAGACATCTCATCCTCTTGATAGACCCAGTCTTGCAAAGATACCTGAGTGCCAAGCATGGCTACACGGTGTTTAAACGTCTCAATATGCTTATCAAAATCCATTACTTGGAAGAAGTAAGGCATTACCATGTTCAAGAGTTTCGCCTTACCTCTCGACTTATCTGTTAATGGAAGGAACTTGATCGACTTTGCCGTGATCTGAACAGGCTTTGAAATCGAATCCACTATGTCATGAGTAAGAGGGCTAAAGATCTTCTTACGCTTTGTGTAGGTATCATAAGGCTGATCAAAGATGCCTAGGTAGTTCTTATAAGCCTTCTTAAGCGAAGACTTGATCGAACGATTAGCGTCCTCATAAGCACGTTTCTCATACTGGATAAGCGTAGCCGCCTGTTGGAAAACATCGTTCGTGTATGGATTCAAAGCGCTCCCGCGTTTGGTGTACGCAACCTTATCCTCAAGCGCTGCTTTGGATGCTTGGGATACTTGGGACTTCTTTGTCTTCTCCGGCTCTTTTGAGCTTGCTTTCTTTGTTGCCACAGTAGTTATCTCAACCGTTACGCTTTTATTATACGCTAATACTCAGGAGGTGCAAAGTCATAGACACCGATAGGATAATCCACACGCGGACGGTATGACTCTAAAGCATAGCGAGCAGCATCCAATAAATGATCATTTCCGCTCTCCGCCTCGTTAATTATTCTACCATCTCTGTCGGTTCTCCACAGATAGCCACGATACTCTTTGATAAGGTTAATGCTTCTTTTTGTGACGCTGATCTTTTGATCCTGAACGTACTGAATGCCCTGGTTGATAGATCCTGGCCCCTTTGAGCAGGGTACAACATCTAAACCATAGGACTTTAGCTCATCAATAGATTTAGGTTCAGCACTATCGGCGCAAATCAAAGCTCGGTCAGTTGTTAAGAACGTATCAGCGATCTGTCGATTACTCATCCCCTTCTTATAACAGACTTCGTCTAGTATGAATCCCCCGTTATACGCATAGACCGCAGCTATCGCCGTAGGATCGTTTGTATAGCCGAAATCAAGGCCATAGCGTTCTAAACGGGCCTCATGTGGTATTTCATCGATAATCTGCCAATTTGAGTAAACTCTACCCTCAGCTTCACCGATTTGGCCTAAGCCGTAGACTGTCCAAAATCTCTTGTTAGACTTCCTATTCTCTAACTCTTTAACGATGGTGTCAGGTAAAGCTTCGTTGTCTAGGTAGGTAAGGATAGCGAAGTCATGCTCGGTGGTAGGTATTACCTCGGAATGAACCCAGAACTCACTTACAGGGTTGTAATCAATAAAGATCTCGTCGTTGGTACGTATTGAGAGCTGGGTATATGTTTCATATGAAACATTGTTAGCCTCGTTTAAGAAAAGGATGTCGCGACGTGGCCCGCGTACACGATCAGGGGAGTCTGCTGAAAAGAACTCTATCTTAGATCCAGTCTCGAAGGTGTAAGTAAAGTTAGATACGTTCCATCTGTCATCCTTGTAGTACCCATGGGCCTCCATGATTGAAATGAAGTCTTTGATGGCACCACGGCGAAGGTGTGGGAGCGTTTCGCTCACAACGCTTATAAGCTTACCTCTTTGAGATTGAGCCTTGTCTATTAGGATAAGCAATACCGCTATCGTCTTTCCAGCAGAAGAACCACCTTGAATAATCTTAAGGCGTTTCTTCATTGCTAGAATCTTTTTAACTGCCGTCGTCTGTTGAAACATCTTTTGTAAGTCCTCCTAGGATTGGAGTTGGCAATGGTGCTCCATCTTTACCAGTTAACTCTTGTCTCTCACTATACCCTTCATTCTTACCTTGGGTCTTAGCGATAAACTTAGCAGCGTCTAACTTTAAAGCATGGAGTCCTTTATCCTTTTTCCCATCCTCGTCCAAGGTGTCTAAATCAAGGGTTTCCTCTAATACTTTCTCGGCTTTATCAAGCAATTGGAGCCTCCGTAATTTACCTTTAAACCAATTCTCGTGCGTTATGCGGTCTGCTGTACCATCCGTATACCCAGCTCTTATAGCTGATTGTGTAGCGTTGCCGAAGGTTTCTGATTTGGGATCGGTGTAGTATTTCCAACAGGCTAACTGTCTTGGGTCCATCGTGTACTGGTTAGCTCCGTATGGATTTGTTGGAGAGTCTTTTCTATATTCCTCTTCTCTTATCTTAGCCATATGCCCAGTATATTACTACTAGCTACGGTATTTATCAATAAGGGACTGTAGCTCTTGGACAGTGAAGCTCTTTGAAAGGTGTTTTAGTCCATTCAATTCTTCGAGGATAGAGGCTCCGTACTTTCTTTGAAGGGCGAGAGCGTAGTTATCCATGTTGCCGTGTAGAAATACGTTGCATGCCACACAAGCGCTGTGACAATTTTTCTCATAGAACCGTGTACTCATGTGCCGTCTGCTCACATAGTGGGAGTTTTGGGCTTCTTTCCAGTGTTTACGAGCTCCACAGGTGAAGCAAACAATGTGGTCGTCAAAGCCTGCGTCTCTTTTGCGTATCCATATTGAGAACACGCTATCTAGCTTCTTTATAAGCTGACGGACAGTTGGTTTTTTTACCTTCTTTGGCTTTAAAGGTTTCAACCTCATACCATAATTATACCACAACTTAGCCTAAAAGTAGAGCGATCCTGTCGTTATTCCACTTAATACGCTGTTTAATAAACTTTATTTCAGTTGAATCAGTAACTCCGCCAATTTGGTTTGTATATTCAGCAACTTTATTCGTTCTTTTAAGAACTTCTTCATTACGTTCCTTCCAAGTCATATTCTCAGGCGGTTTGTAATCCATAAACATTGTGACTTTAGCAGGTCGATAGCCGTCGTCTTTCATCAGGGCGCATTCTTTCTTGCACTCGTTACAGACATATCTTGTAATAGGTCTCGTATATCCAGATCTACAGCAGGCGGTAACGATCTTTCTTCGAGGTTGTGGGCCAGGTTGAAGCATATTATTTGAATTTCACATCCTTTATAAGCTCATAAGTAAACGTGACCTTCTTTCCCACCCTGTACCGTCTTGTAATGATCTTCTTTCCTTTATCTTTAAGCTCAAAGATACGAGCGGCAAGACGAGCAGATGCAGGTCCTGGTACTCTGTAAACTGCTTTAATCGGTTGAGGAACGGTGAACTCACCACCTCTTTCTAACACTTGAAGTAACTTAGAACATTGAGATTCACCAGCGGACAAGCTCGGGTGATGTTTCATATTAAAAGGTTATAATTTTACCGCACTTGTTGCACTTTAACATCTTTACATCTGTAGATGAGAACGTTGGGTGATATTCTAGTTTACGTTTCTTAGCCATTTTGAACGTAGCAATAGTTTCCTTAAGGAAGGAAATCATATATTCTGCGGTCTCTTGGTTAAGATTGTGAGTTGCTTCGATGTTTTCTCTAGGATGTACACAGAAATATTGTTTAATGTTCATATTAGAAAATAGTTACTTCAGTAAACACACGTGGCTTAACTTCTTTTGAAGTAGGGACAAAGATATCGAAGGTAGGTTCTTCCCACTTATCTTGTACCCAATCAGCCGTGCGGTCATTACAGATATAGATCTCACCATTGTACTGAACCTTGGTGCCGAACTTGTACTCTTTAGGGCAAGCCATATCACCACGTTGGATCTTATGAGGATAGTTAGCGGAGTAACAGCCTCCGTCCTTAGCAGGGAAGTGACAGCTATCTTTAACTGAGTAATACGTTACACGTGCTTTAATAGTCTTAGGTTCCTTCATACGCGTCGTTTTAACAGAGTTGGTGTAGATTACCGTACTCGTAGGAAAAAGCTCACCTAGACGATCGTCGAAGGCTACAGAGGCATCCTGTGCGTGTACTGGACTAGCGAATAAGTTATTAAGCTGTGAATGAATGAGACCAAAGCCACAGAGGAGAACAAAGGCCCAAATAAGTAAACCTTTCTTTTTGTCCTTAGCGGACACTCTACGATGTACAATTGGTGTGTGTTTCATACGATTACTACTGTAGCACAGTAGCGACATCTTGTCTATAAGAGCTGTGTATAACCGTATTACTTGGCTAACATTAAATAAAAATAGGCACGAAGCGACTTTGTCAGTGGTACGGCAACGGGTGCGCGGGCTGGCATTGTAGGGATTCTTTGGGGGTTAACTACGTCCCCTTGTGGTTCATTAAGAGCAAGCCACTGACC